TGTGACCGTGACCGTCCCGAGGGTCATCTTTTGAGCGAAGACATTCCCATCCACTGTCAAGACGTTGGAGCTATTGACGTTCACGAGAAGGTTCGAGCCCACCCCAAACTGAAACTCACCCGTGGGATTCGCATTTGATATACTGATACTGACACCCTCATGGGTCACGAGACCCACATTCGATGTGGCATCTTGTCCCGAGACGATTTGAATAGTGTTCGAAACTGTATTCCCTTGGTCGACAATCTGGTCGAGACTCGCGGCGATTCCCGTGAGTTGACTCCCGTCACCGACGAGATAGTCCGCATAGATGTTTCCAGTGACATGGAGGACATTTGAACCCGCATCTTCCACGTACAAATTTGAACCAACCTGCAAAGTCTTCGTGATTGGTGAGGTGTTCGCGATACCCACGTTGCTCGCATAGTAAATGGGGTCACCTGGTGACCCTTCCCATTGGCTGCTGACGATATTTTCAATGTTGCTTCCGTCACCATGTAAAAACGTCGAATACAATACCCCGACGTTCGCATCACCACGAACATCGAGTTCAAACTCGGGGTTCGAGGTACCTATACCGACGTTACTCGTCTCGGTATTTGCATACAGTTGTGCGTTTCCAACATTCAAAATACCACCGTCGACGGTAACGTCTCCTGTCAGACCATAAAAGTTCTTGGAAGACATGCTACCTTATAGGAAGGTGATAAAATAAAATTAATAGTCGAACGTGATTTCGTTCGTGTTATTCTTGTCAATACTCGTCACACCACCCGTACCTAGGGGCGATGTATATTCGACGTGTACGCCGTATGTTCCGTCACTCAAAAGACCCACTGAAGGTGTGAGAGTGACCGTGGTATTGGTCGTATCGATGGTTGAGTTCCAGTGCTTGGAGTTCTGGTCACCGACGATACTGAGGAACCCCTTACCGATGTTACGCCCGGTACCACCAGTGACATCCAGATTGAGGACACTGATATTACTCGTTGGTTCCACGAGATGGGCGGTAATCTTTGCCGAGAAGAGTTGGGAATCGAAGACGACATTGATTTCTGGGGTGGTCGAGGCTGTGATTGTACCCGCCGAGTAGCCGTAGGTTTTCTTTGTGAGGCCCCCAAGATTGGTCACGAGGCCACCGACCACGTTTACTTCTGAAGATACGTATACGTTACCCGTGACACTCAATTCATGACCAGGTGCTGCATTCGCTATACCCACATTACCCGTCGTGACCAAGGCGGTGGACCCATCGAAATGCACTGTGTTGGTAGTGACATTACCATTGGTGGTAATCTCGTGGAGGTTCGAAGCGATATTTTCCAAAAAGGCACCATCGCCTACGAACCGGGTGGCGTAGACGTTACCAGTGACATGGAGTACATTGGAGCTCTGGTCATCCACATAGAGGTTAGAACCTACATCGAGGTCGTGTATGGGTGCTGTATTGGCAATACCAACACCCCCCGTGGTGACAAGGGCAGTGGATCCGTCGAATTGTACCGTGTTGGTTGTGACATTCCCATTGGTCGTAATTTCGTGGAGGTTTGAAGCGATATTTTCCAAAAAGGCACCATCACCTACGAAACGCGTGGCATAGACGTTACCAGTGACATGGAGAACATTGGACCCCTGATCATCCACATAGAGGTTAGAACCTACATCGAGGTCGTGTATGGGTGCCGTGTTCGCGATACCAACACTATCTTGTAGCTTCGTCGTACCAACGACTGAGAGGTCACCGGTTAAAGTGGTCGTCTCATTCACCACTAAATTATGTTGAACCTCCACATTCCCTATGAGGTCAATCTGCATGACATGATTAGGATCTTCATAATCTAGAATGTGTTCATCTGTAAATGTATTTTGTGTGTAGCTTATAGCGAATCTGTGGTCCTCTGCGTGATAAATGAGGGCAACGTTGGCGTATTCACCATCATCTTTATGTTCCATCATGATACCCGTATCGAGGTTATGCACCGCATTGTTTGCACCAATGCCAAAAATCCGATCCGAAATCGTCACGGATTCCGAATTGAGAATGGTGGTGTTACCACTGAGGGTGAGGTTACCCAAAAACTCAGCCTCGGCCGCTGAGACGACGTAAGTACCCCCAGATGTGAAATAAATGGGAGACTTTTCGAAGAACCCATCAGTTCCAACCATGGGGAGGTATTTATTGATAGGATCTGCAAGACCTGTCACAGAAATATTTGACCCTACTTCGACGTTCCCAGTTGTCACGAGACCAGTGGTCGCATTTGTAAATCGAATCGTGTTCGACGTCGTATTGGAGGTATCAGTCACTTGTTGGAGGGTTTGAAGTTGAGTCAACAAATTGGAGGGCTCAATCTTTTTGAGATCATTGTTTTCGTTATTGACATAGACATAGTTGATATCTGTCTCATCTAGGACGATGGGGGCGTTAGGAATATCGTTGGCGCGACCGATACCGGTGACGAAAACACCACCATTACTCGCATGTATCTTTGTAACCACACCGACGTTTTGAATCAGATCGTTGTTATATGGCTTCACATTCGAGAGACCACCAGGTACGGTGTTACTCACATAGACGGTTTCACCTGCGATGAAATCTTCGGTCACAACACTGAGTGCTTTACCGTACGCGACCGCCGTACCTTGTTGACCCGGGGTCAGGGTCTGATTCGAGAGACCGATACAGGGCATCGTGGATGGGCTATTGGATTGTGCGAGGCCGACGTTGAGAATGTTTGCGTTATGTGTTCCCCTGACATAGACGGCATCACCCGCTTCGATGTCGACACCGGCATCGTTTCGAATCTTGATATATGTGTGTACAGGGTATTCATTCACCCAATCTGTCCCGTCATACACAAGTAATTGGTCGGCAACTGGTGCGTCTAAGTTTACATTATAGAGTTGATCGACTTTTATGTCAACATTCGACGTGAGATCAGTCGTCAAAGCCGTCGTCGGGTTTGTAAATTGGATGGTATTGGATGTCGCATTCCCATGGTCAGAGACGACTTGGAGGTTCACATTGGACAGAAGACCACCGTCACCATAGTACCCCGTCGCATAAACATTTCCAGTGACATTCACATCAGTTTGAACGTCAGCATTTCCTGTTACTACTATGTTTGAAGATACGTACGCATTCCCGGTGACATTGAGTTCTGACTGAGCGTTTAGGTTTGAAAAAATGAACGCGTTCCCAGTGACATTGAGTTCTGACTCCGCGTTTAGGTTTGAAAAAACGAAGGCATTCCCGGTGACATTGAGTTCTGACTCTGCGTTTAGGTTTGAAAAAACGAAGGCATTCCCGGTGACATTGAGTTCTGACTCCGCGTTTAGGTTCGAAAAAACGAACGCGTTCCCAGTGACATTGAGTTCTGTCTCTGCGTTCAGGTTGGAAAAAACGAAGGCATTTCCAGTGACATTGAGTTCTGACTCTGCGTTTAGGTTCGAAAAAACGAAGGCATTCCCAGTGACGTTGAGTTCTGACTCTGCGTTCAGATTCGAGGACACAAAGGTGTTCCCGGTAACATTGAGTTCTGATTGTACATCAGTATTTCCGGTGACCACGACGTTCGATGAGACAAAGGCATTCCCGGTGACATTGAGTTCAGATTGTACGTCAGTGTTCCCAGTGACTACGACGTTTGAGGAGACAAAGGCATTCCCAGTGACGTTGAGCTCAGATTGTACGTCTGTGTTCCCGGTGATCACAGCGTCCGTGAGAACATTCAGATTTGTTTGGACATCAACATTTCCAGAAACATAGGTGTCACCTTCGACGTGAAAATCTGTGCTCGGAGTCGTGGTATTGATACCCACGCGATCATTCAATGTGTCCACGTGGAATGTGTCAGTGTCTACGGTGACATTTCCGGACACATAGGTTTCACCCTCGACGTGAAAGTCTGTAGAGGGGGTCAATGTATTAATACCAACCCTATCCGTCGAGGCGTCAACAAATAGGGTGTCTGTATCAACAGTAAAGTCCGAATGTATGTGGGCATCTCCCACAACATCTAGGTCTGTTTGAGGGGTTAGAGTGTTAATACCGACGCGATCCCTTATGGCATCCACATGGAGTGTATCTGTGTCGACTGTGAGATTGGAGTTTACATGTAGACGACCATGGACACGAGCATCGATGAGTTCCGAGGATGGTGTGATGGTGGAACTTGTCGAACTACTCGTGGTGTGTGCGATGATAAATTCATCGACACCTTCACGATACCCCATGGTAACATTTGTACCGGTACGGTCCATGATGACACCCATATCAGAGGTGGTGTTTCCTTTCCCAATCTCGATGATGGCATCCTTGATAGTTGTATTTTCAGTGTTGATGGTCGTGAGTGTTCCCCTAACATCAAGGTTCCCACCGATAACGACATCATCTTGTAGATAGGTATCTCCCAAAACGGTGAGAACGTTTGCACCTTCTTCATCGACATAAAACTTTGTTCCGACGTCGAGGGTGTGAATGGGCGCACCATTTGCGACACCCACATTAGAGAGGGTGGTCACAGATGTTTCCGCGTTATTGAAAGAGACTGTATTCGAAGTGACGTTTCCATTGATGACGACATCTTCGAGTGACATGTTAAGGACTTCTTCTGCGGTGACGTTAGAATCAGCAATCTCTTTCGTTTCCACGTTGTAAATCAACATCTTGAAGTTTGGATAATCATCACCTTCCTCCTTTCTGATGGGTGTCATATACACCGCTCCAGGTTGTGTCGCATCAATCTGGACATTACTTGCATTGAATACAATCGTATTTTCACCCTGGTCTTCGGTACAATTTTTACCAAACCTAATTTTCGTGGATCTCTCCACTGTCGGCAAGTTCTTGACCATTTAATATAATGAGGCATTTTAATTTGCATAGAGGAGACCGGCCATACCATTTTCGATACGGAGAATGTTATAGTTGACTGCGTAGATTGGGTCATTGATGGGCATAGTCTCACTCATAATTTTGGCTGATGTGAGGCGACTGAAGTTTAGTGTTCCTGTGGGTTGGAGAGAACTTGTTGAGAGACAAAAGGGATACAGAAAGAAATCGGGGGATGTCACAAAGTTTGTGTGATAGTAATTCACGACATCTATAAAGTGTGGTTTCCCCCACTTATAATTTGCAACATCGAGACCATTGATATTTAGCTTCACCTTGTTTGTGGGTGAGGTCAAGGCGCCATCTGTTGTTGTATCCGAAGAGGCGAGATACTTGACTGGGTGATTGAATGAAAGATCTTGTGTGACTGTACCCGAAGCGATATTTTTCTGAACCTGAGTAATTAGGAGATCGTGTTTACGAGTGGCGATATTACCTCTTTCTTCGTTATCGAGATAGAAATAATTGGCATAACACTCAACGTTGTAATTGGACGCGGCATTAGCCCAATGGATACGAATTTCGACATTATGATAATTGAGAGCCACCAGGGGAAGGGCACATTGAGGACCCTCACAGAAGAAAAAACGCAAGGGGTAGAAAAAAGAGCGAGCGCTCACACCTGGATGTGTACCATTCGCACTCTTGGACACATTCTGAGCAAAAGTATCTATGGCGATTTTCTCAGTGAAAATGGCATCTTGTGTATCTACGAGGGAACCACCAATATAGAGTTCAACGTGGTCAATGATTGTATCCCACCGCTGAATATCTAGGGCCTGTTTGGTATCATCAAGTGTAAAATATACATAACTAAGAAGGTCTCCAGAACGTTCAAATTGAACACTGGACATTGAATTGTTTTTCACCGCTCCATGGATTGTTTGCTTTTCGATGGATTGTGAAAAATTAGCATGTCTTTTGAAGGTTGAACTGAAGAACGAAATTTCAGGATCACCCACGATATATTCATCCTGGGCACCTATCGCAATCAGTTGAACAATGCCTGCAGACATGGTAATACTATATTAAAGGGAGAAAATTACAAATTAGGTTTTCTACACACGAAACGAATGATGAGAAAGTTTTTATCATTCGGACCCACTCTCTCTATGGTTTGACCATCTTCGTTGCGAATGGTGACATTGAGACGGTCGATACGACGAATGGGGTCGATATATTGAGTCACCACTGGATAATCATCCTTGAAAGTCACAGTGGTACTTGCGTCCTTGACCAGGCTCGCGAACGATCCACGGAGAATACTCAGCGATGCTTGACCATCGTATACGTTGGACGCACGGTCTGTAAATATGGAGTCCAACTGCTCGATCGACACATAACAATGTTCGGTCGCAGCTGTTGTGTTGATACGGGCAGCGAGAAGTCTCGCCTGAACAACATTTTTAACTGGTTGACTGAGAAAACATGTAAATGTATTGGAGCTAGCCTGACCAATGGTATCCACAGTGATCGTATGGTACTCATAGTTGAGATCAGGGATTGTATCCGTGGGTGAAGTAATGGAAGCCATTTATAGTTAGCTTAGATTAAAGATCCGCCGATTCCATCCTCGATCGCATAGTTAGCGTGATCGGAGACGAGTTTCTGGGCACCACAGAGACCACCGGGAGTAAGACCCATGCTATAGACGTCATCTTCTTTACCCGAACCAGCGGTACAGTCGAGACCGGGATTGAGATCGAAAATGGACGCCTCCGATACAGTCTTGATTCGGATTGGCCTGGGTTGGTACGCACTGACGTTACGAGTCAGTGCGAGGACGACGATTAATAGGATCATGACAATAATGGAAGTGACTGCATTGCGGTTCGCTTGATTCAACTTGAACATTTATTATAAGTATACATTTTTTTAAAGTGCGTTAAAGATATTTTTTTTAGTTTCTACATAGAGAGTAGATGGACGAAGAAATAATTCTCGAC